CATGCCAGTTATAAACAGAGATGCGTCTACTACCCCCGCGCCGCCGCCAAAAATAAAATGCCAGAACTGCGGGGAAACGGAAATAAAAAAAGGTCATTGCGTTGGTTGTGGTTGCAGGGTCATTAGCCCGAAACGGAAGCGCATAAAGAAACTTTACGATGAGAACAGTTTCGGTCAGTTGATGCGCGACATGTTGAACTTTAGGACAAAATAATGTATGGGATCATTGCATGGCTGATTTTACTAACAATATGGAACATCCAGGTCGCCATCAAACTGGATGGATACGACTATTGGAGCATCCTGCCAGCCATCAAACGCCCGCGCGATGAAGATCAACCGCGTGTAATTCCGAACCTAAACTCCGAATATGCACTGGTAACCGAAGGCGTGAAGATCAACGAGTTGCAGCAGATCGCGCATATCCTGCTCAGTCAAAAAGCGGGACAAATGAAGGTGGATCTTCGGGAGAAGTTTTGGACGAAAAAATACACCCGCGCTCAATGGATCGAATATCGTGACATGATGGAGAACGACGGAGCAATCACTCGGACGGGCAGGGGGATTGCGTCCGGATTTGATGTGGTGGACTGGTCTAAAGTTAGAAGTTATTCCGCGGGAAGGATGCCGAGACAATGAAAACAGAACTTGAAACATTAAAAATATTATGTTATGAGCTAGACAGTTGGAAAGAAATTATTGATGTTCGTCTTGAATGCGTAAAGCAAATAGATGGTTCTAACTTGTGGGCGATACGAGAGAAAGGTTGTTGCCTGAATAAATTCAGAAAATGGGAAGTTGAACCAATTCCTTCAAGTCGCACAAGTGCTTTTTATAAAAGATGTCGATGGGATTCGGCAGAATCCGCATTATTATTTTGGAAAAATGGATGCACTAGTCGTTTTGAACACTATAAAAACAAAAACTAACCACCTCCCCCACCGAACCCTCCCCCACCGCCAAAACGGGGGAAATCACGAATAAAGCGAGTGAGCGAGTGACGAGGTGAAAGGAAGATATGAGTAAAACAACGTTTTTTGACAATGTTCGTGAATGGATAGGCAGCATCGCTTTTGCTGTCTATTTGTGTTCCATTCGGATGACGAGGGAAGAATTTTGGGCAGAACAAGATCGCCAGGCAAGGGAGTTTATAACTTGTACAAGATGCTCGGTGACGATAAAAGACGAGTGTTATTGTGGTGAATGTTGGCGCGATGCCTAAATCATGCCCCTAGACGCCCACAGGAACGATTCTACGAGATTTTGAGACAGGAAAGGTGAAACGATGCGACAGACTGACGAAACAAGCGTTACCGTAGGACAGGCGTTAGTGATCACTGGCAAACTGGACGCCAAGACACAGAGGAAAATCGAAGAGATTGTCGAGTTGGAAGAGCGTTACAAAAGAGCCAAATCGAGCGGTGACAAGTTTGAATTATTTGCGCTGGCTGAGGAATGGAGAAAACGGGGGAAGCGGACAAAATACAACGAGTTGATGAAAGAGGCATACGGGTTATAATAACACCATGAACAGAATAAGAAAAATGCTAAAAGTCTTACGTCAGGAATCATACGCCGGTCAACACCTGCGCGAATATGAACTCCCTCGTTATACATGGGGCGACGTTTACGCACAGGGAATCATCGTCCCGCCTAATCCGGTTACGCTTGCGGATGTCAGTTTTTATCAGGCGCGGATGGACTGGAACAGATACCCACATCCCGCCGCCATCATCCGCCTCGGTCAGAACGTCTGGAAGGATAGCGAATTCGAGTTCAATTACTCCGAAACAAAGAGACTTAAAATTACTACGGGCGGTTATTGGTTCTTTGATGATCGGGTCAGTCCAGAGCAGCAGTTCAACGTCATCAAGTCAATGATGGCAGGCAAGCAACTGGAAATGGAAATCTTCGTTGATGTTGAGCGAACGTATGGCGGCGCTTACGGTGGAGCGAAGAACATCAGACGCCTTATGGAACTGATCGAGACATTAGGAATCAAGACGGGGATTTATACAGGTTTCTATTACTGGCGAGATAAGATACTTCCGGGATGTACTACAGACGACAAAGCGTATTTCTCGAAACGTCCATTATGGTTGGCGTGGTATGCAGGAGCTTCAGTAGTTCAGATCCCGCAACCCTGGACGGATTGGTTGATTTGGCAATATGGCACGCCAACAGTAGATTGGGGACAGCCAACGGCGGAGATCGACGCGAATAAATTCAACGGGGACAAAGCGAAGTTTGACGCCCGTTACAATGTCTCATCACCGGAAGAGATAACAAATCCTTACGACGGGGTTACTACCATCAAAGGCAAACGAAGCGGATGGGATTATACGATCGATGTCATTGATACCAGTAAGGTTAGGTTTGAGTTTGTTCACGGGAATCCATTAGCACGTCCGTCTGATGTGGCAATAAGCAAAGGTGCGTCATTGGCGTACAACGGTGGTGAATGGGATAAGGTTTCCATGCCCCAAGACTTATCCATTCAGAACAATAATGTTTACGTCCAGAGACAAGCGGACCGCCCAAGTTTTTATATTATGGATGACGGAAGCGCATCAATCAGCCACGTAAACAAGGCGGGCGTAAAACATGCCTTGACTGGACTTCGTTACCTTGTTCGTTATGGTGACATTCAACAATATTTATACGGAACAGAACCACAGTACACCGAAGGACACGCGCGAACCTGTTACGGGATTGACTCTGCTGGCTTCGTGATGGTGTTTGTCTGCAACGGCTTGTATCCTAATCAAGGATTGAGACTGTCAGAGGTTGCAGAAATAATGTGGATGCATGGAGCGATTGATGTGTTCGATGCCGGGGGCGGTGGTGACAGTGTTCGAGTAAAAGATGGAATAGTGACGAACGTCCCGCAAGACGGGGCGGTGAGATATGTACCGGAAACAGTTCTAATTTATGCACAGGAGGCAGATATGGCAAGATATACAGCAATCAGCGCGAACGCGATGAGCGTGAGAAAAGATCATTCAGTCTATGCGGCAAAGGTGTACACCCAGCCCGCAGGCGTACCAATGCATGGCGACGTGTTATGGGTTGCGCCTGCTGATGGAGACCTGGTAAAAGCTGGGGATCAGTGGTTGCAGCTTGACGATTGGAACTGGGTCGCCATCGTGCATCTTGGGGTTAGATACTGCGAGCTGACAGACACTCAGCCCGTCGTGGATGATGAGATTGAAATCTTCGTCAATGGTGAGTTGAAGTATCACATCATTGGGAAGTTACAGTGACAAAAATTACTGTCAACATCCGAACCGGTTCGGAAGTTAAATACTCAGGATACCGCGTACTTCATAAGGTCGAGGGTGGCTGGCAGAATACGCCTTTGGGAATGCCTGAAGTCATGCCGCCAATTGATGCGATTGCGGTCGATATGACGGAAGCCATTCAGTTGATGAGCTTCAACCTAATGTTGAAAGGCAACAATCTAATCACGGGTCCGCTGTGGACGCGTGTACATGATGGTGATCGTGCATTTACAAACTATCAGGGGTTCGACATGGCAGGAGATCCTCGAGCGAATTTCGTACTTCGGCAGGACTTATCTTCACCGCTGCCGAAATACGATAAATGCCAACGGGTGTGTGGTGGTTCGTTCGTGCGTGGAATTGAGACGGTAACAAACGGTGTACCTGTCCTGCGTTGCGTTGCAGGAATACATGGCATTGATGCTGATAAGCCCATGCCAGATACACAAACGATACTAGATAACAACTGGTATATCTATGCTGTTTCAATGGACACACCGACAAATATAAGCCACTTTCCGCAAGGTCAAGGCGGTCCAGTCCTGATACCGTTCATCATTCGCGGTGCGATTGAATTTCCATTACAGCACTTTGAGCGGTGGGAAAGTGACGTACTTCCCGACCCGCTAAAGGTGTATAATGTATAAAACTAAAGAAAGGAGTAAAAGATGTTATCTGAACTTGTAAAAGGTGCGTTGGTGCTCGTGATCGGTTTTGCGCTGAAGTGGGTATTTGCTTTGATCAATTTCCCCATTGATGAAGCTGTGTTCAATGCCTTGCTCGGCGCGATCGTTTCGTACCTGCTCGCTTTGTTCGGTCTTGAAGGCGTCAAGAAAGCCGCCCCAAAACTGTTCTAGTTTTCTCCTCCCTCCCAATGATAAGCCCCTCGGGTCACCACGAGGGGCTTATCACTTTAATCAAGTTTCTCTATCGTTACCACACTGTAATTATAATAAGACCCGCTTAGAGCGGTGACATTGGCAAGCGAGATAATAACGTAATCCCCGCTTACCGCTTCAAATCCATAATCAACTTGTAAATATTCTCTGTTGCTTGTGTCAGTCGCTGAAGCATAAACGAGCGCATCTTTTACGCTGATTATTACTCCCGGCGATGGAAGTCTTACAACATTTACAGTCATGGATTTATAGTTTGACGCCGTTGTGAACTGACAAGCTAAATGCACACTAACGTGATAATACCCGCTTGATTGAATATCAATCTGACCCGTTGATAGATTGGAAGTGCCGAAGGCAGTGCCTGAAGAAAATACTACCGTCGATATATCGGGAAGCCCGCTTGACAATGCGGTTGCTGCTGGCTGAACGACGAGATACGACGAAACACCACCGCCGCCCGTTGTTATTCCAGACGGCTGAACTTCAAAGCTGACAACTCCATTATCCCAAGTCGTAATAACTCCGTTCGATATGATCGTGCCGGAAAAGTCACCGGGAGGGATTGAGTTTGTCCAGCCTGTAACACTATTATCAGGTAGCACAAGTGTTCCGTTTGTGATCGTACCTAAAGATTGAACCATGTCAGACGCATTGGAAGCGGTAACATCCAGCCCAGCCAATTGAGAAACTATCACCTCAAGATTATGCACTCGATCCAAAAGGTTATTGATTTGTCCAGCTTGATCGGAAGGGCTTACAAGACAAATATCAAGACCACCATCACCGGGAGTATCAGCCATCTATCACCTCAATATTTAACGGACATTTATTAGATAAGTCGTTATAGTCCATTGATTTTATTTTTACTTTCGTTTGTATCCCAAATCCACCCCCGTCTAAAAATCCGACGGTGGTGTCGAACAAATCCCAAGTATTACCAGTGTTTAGAAATGAGAACGTATCACCCAAGTCAAGCGCAGTCCTACGGAGTATCCTTGTTGGGCGTCCTGATTTGTTGGCGTGTTCCTGCGATGAAGTTTTCAACCCTGCTAAATCACGAATACCCATAAAGGTTGTATTTAGTTCAAGCGGTCCGTAATCGTCAAGAGCGTCTTGGTGTACTGCTCTCCACTCCAACCTGTCTCTTTGTGTCTGCGCTTGTGTATGCCCGATCACGACGTTTGCAGGCGCTCCCTGCTCAGTCAAAGAAGGTGATTCTAGTTGGCTGTTCGTGTTCGTAAATGTCTGCCCGGTATAAGTTCCCTTACTTGAATAAAGATTTCCAAATAATTGTAAATTCCCTTTACTGTCCAGTTCTCCGGTTACATCCCAATCCATCCCACATTTACCGATCAGTTTCTTGATGTGGTCGTAACCGTTTACTCTTAAATCGTCGCTGAAGTTATCCGTTACATCATCCAGCGCTCCGGGTTGAATAATAATATTGGGTGCGCTTTCAGCGGCAAACTGTAAAATCTTCGTGAACATAGTTTTGGGCGTGCCTTTTATAGTTCTCCATGGCATGGCGCGAAACGCTAAAATCAATTCAGCGGAATAAGCGGTTACATGTACCATCCCCAAATCCCATTTACGAATTGGTAGAATCATTCCAACCCAATCCGGGAGCCTTCCGTTTAGCACGTTATCTTCGTTCTTGGTTTGGATGTGCTGAATGAATACCATGTTGCCGAATTGTAAATTGCGCAATGTGCATTTGGGATCCGCTGTTGAGATGGTAAACTCAGCACGCCCGTAATCATTCAGAACCCATGAACGAGGGGTTACAGCTACATTCAGCTCATCCAATGGGTGTAAGTTGTGGTCGAATACTGTTACTTTGGAAGCCATTACATGTTCCGATCTTCGTGACTTAGTTCAAGCGTGACTGCGGATGTATCAAGGTCAGTAAATTGGATATTGTTCGTCCCCGGTGAAATATCCAGCCAGCCCTCCCGAACACTTGAGAATGTCAATATGATGGGCGATCCATCCGCCCGGTATGCTTTTTTCGCATCACAATCAATCGTCAAATCTTCCTCGTCTGTTGCGATGGTTTTGAACTTGAACCATTCGCCAGTGGTGACGTTTGTAATTTTAGCATCGAACCAATAAGTGGCAGTTTCAGCCCCGACGGTTCTTGTAGGAGGTGTTTCAAGGCTGACTGTCACGGTATCAAATTCAGCCTTTGCCTGGATGCCTGACGAAACATATAAACTTCCATCCATGATGAATCTGATATATTTATACGCCGTCCCTCCGCTTGTTGTGGACGTGGAGAACGACTGCCAGCTTAGGGTAGTTGATGGTGCGGTCACGGTTGGTCCGGCAAGATTCCAAACGCCTAGAATATTCTGACGCTGTAATCCAACGGTAGCGGGAAATGATGCGATGTCATTCGAGTATCTTTTACCCTGGTAAACGATTGTAGTAATCCCGGCGCCTTGATACAAACTCCACGCGATCTGTCCCTCTTCGCCCTGTGGCACGTTCTGGTATGTAGCACCAAGTAACGCCATGCCCATTGTGGTTGATGGGTTGGCGGTCGTATCCTCTGTGGCGGTGTAAATGTATGAGTCGCCTGATTTACTGGCAAGCACTTCGCCTTTCCACGCTCCCGGACGGTTTGAAGTTATGTCACTGAAGTTTGTATAAATCCAGCTTGAGTTCGTTGAAGTCAACGCAAAGATGGGTTTATAAGTGTCATCCACATCGGGAGCGGTTGCGGCTGGGTTACCATAGATGATCCATATATCATGTTCAATGTGTCTAATGGTAAGACTTCCGCCTGTATGCTCTGCTTCGCTCGTGTCTTTTTGCGCCCGTTTACAACCTGTGATTTGATAGTTTGCAAAATCGACATTATCTCTATCATAGGTAATAGCTTCAGACTCAATCAATATAACTTGATTTGCGGCGGTCGCCAGATGTTTCAACATCTTTAGATTCGCGCTCGTCTGGTTGAACACGACTGTCACGTCTGTTGTATTGTTTGGCAGGGTTGTTTTGAGCGTCCCTTCATGTCTTGGGGATAAGTTTAGATTGATCCATACTTCCGTTGTTGCGCTGTCCATGTCCTGAAGCCAGCGGTCAACTTCCACCCCATCAACTAAAACCCTTAAATCATCTCCGTCGGCTTGCATCTTTGCGGTGGTCAATGCGTCCGTGTCAAGCGGTCCGCCTATCTCGATTGGTGCGTTATACGTTACATCAAGATTGTTATAAACAGAGATCCATCTTCTATAAGTGTAACTTGTTGCGTTTGCTTTCACTTCTGTCGGTGTTACCGTTATGACTGGCTTTACTTTTACATTCCCAATGTTGGTAAATGTCGAACTGTCACCGCTTGCAGTTATATCCCATGAAAAAGTCAGCGGTGTAACAACCCTCCAAATTGGCATCTCAACTTGAAAGGTAACTATAAAGCTGTTTGGTTCCTGCTCAACAATACGAATGGGAAAGCCTGTCAGATACCATTGGCGGTCACTGTCTGCAGTATCCTTAGCGACTAAGTTGTGTCTTTGGGTGTCCTGAATGTTGAAGTAACCTTTTATGATTTCCCGGTTACTATGGATGGTTTGCCCAGCCCCAATAATTACCCCAATCGTGAAGGTATGAGGTTGTAATAAAGTCGTTGAAAGATAGGGGAAATCCAGCGCACGCGGGACGGTGATCGCGTTCGATGTCAGATTCATCAACTGTCCGGGCGGGATATAAGATTTTAGAATCGTCCCGTCATTTATATTCTGGCTGTTCCATTGGTATAAGCTGAGCTGCATTTATATCGCTCCCATCGCGGGCAATGACGAACCCAAAGCATTTAGAGCCGGGTTGGGACTTTGGCAATCAACGCCGCCGTTTGTCTGCCCCGTTCCCTGGAAATAAACCGGACCGTAATAATAGTTGTAATAATTTTGTGTGGCTGTGCTTGTCAGTGTCCCAGATCCAGCCACTCCACCGCCAGCCGTACCCAGCCCGGTTGCGTCTAATCCGCCCCCGCCAAAATCCAAACCTAGTAAATCAAGGATTGGCTGAAACGGTGCAAGGATAATACCGACAACGGTATTGAGAAACTGAATCAATGGCGCAACCATTGAAAGGATGCCGGACATCAAGCCTTGAATGATGTTTGTACCAATTTCCATAAACACAGTAGACGGCGAAGAAATACCAAAGATGCGCTTGAATAGATTTATAAGCGATTCTGCTAATGTTTGTATTCTGCCATACAAACCAAACGACATGATATTTATTCCGGTTTCTATGCCTTCCACAATACTTGTCCCTATTTCTATGGCAATGTTTTTTAACCTGGTTGCTCCGATCTTTACGTTAGCCTGAAAAGTTGCAACGTCTGGATCTCTAAATATTTTAGCTAAACCCTCTAAAAGAAGATTTGCACCAGAATCGATGACACCTTGAAACACCTCAATCAATCCATTCCACAAGGCAGCACCAACAGGACGCCAATCAATTATTTCGATAATAATATACAATCCCTCAAGCGTTGCGGTTATGGCAAGATTAAAAACTTCCGTAAGAGCGTTGGCAATCGGCTTCCAGTCCATAGAAACTATTTGGTCTGACAGTATTTGCAACCCACGTATAAAAATATTACCGAGCATTTGTCCAATCGTTTCCCCTATCCCCTGATTTTCTGTATCTTCTATAAATGTACTAATCCAGTTTGCTATATTTGCCAAAGGCGAATCGCCTTCACCGATTTCAGCAAGGATGTTCTTAAATGTTTCAAGCGGATCTTCACCCTGAGAAATGGCAACATTAAATCTAAGTATAGATTCTCCAAGCTCTGAAAATATAGGAGAAATATCGCCAAGCTGATATAAGTTCATTCCAAGACTGGCAAGGAACGCAGTAAAATCAACATCTTCACCACTTGCCCAATCTTTGAAAACATCAACAAGTTTTTGTATTGGTTCTGTTACTGCTCCGGCAATCCTTCCAATATCATCAAGGATGGGGCGGAGTATTCCGCCCTCTTCGACTGCGCTACCGACCCACTTTGTTAAATCTGCGAAAGCAAAGACAACATTACCAAATGCCTCTTGAAACGGCTCACCAACGGCGACCTTGATGTCATCAAAATAGCGCGGGAATGAACGTAACACCTTCCCCGGTTCTTCCATTGCTGCTGCGTATGTTCCGGCGATAATCGCGCCGTATTCCATTACTGCGTTTAATGCAACCTGTTGCTTTTCTGCGGTCGTCATGCTTTCAACGGTTCGCCCGTTCTCGTCCGCCCATTCTTTATAAGATAGTTGCAAGTCAACAATAATCCCGGCATGACGTAATACCAGAGGATTCAATGTTGTAATCCCATAGATGATATTATCCAGCGCTTCTGACGAGTTGGTTTGTGCGATAACGGCTGAGTCTTGTGCTATCCTTGCAAGGTCTGTCGCATAAGATAAATCAAGTTGAGCTTTTATAAAAGATGCAACCGTTGATTGAGCAATTCCCGCCTCAATACCTTGCGCCCGTATCGCTTCAACAAGCGGAGGAATTGACGCGGCATTGATACCGTTCTGCTCTGCCAGTACTCTATTTACCGTTGCGAGTTCTTCAACACTGGCAGAAGCTAACAAACTTTCTTTCCCAAACTCTATCACGGGCACAACAAGCGCGTCAAAAGCCCTTTTAGCAAGATTAATGACAGATTCAATACCCGTCATAATCGAGCCAAAGTTACCGAGTACTGACGAAAAATTATCCTCTGCTATTATGTTGATTTTTACATCAGCCATTACGCATCATCCTCAAGTTTGCTTCTTCTGCGAGCCTGTTTTGTCTGCGGGTGTATTCTTCCGCGTATAACTTTCGACGGCTGCGCCAAACAAGACGCCGCCAGCGCGTAAGCCTTTCACCTGTAACATCCCAGGGGGGAATATGCCAATCGTTTGCAGTTTCTATTGTTCCGACCCAAGCGGGGACCCGGAGCCCTGTGGCTCGACTTCGGAAGGCGAGTTCAACGGATCCCCGTTCACTTTTGGGACTGTTGAATTTTGCATACCTTCCATGAAGGCGGATACAACGTCTTTGATCCGTGACATCGAAATCTTTGCGAGTTGTTTCATGGCATCTTCGTGTTTGATGGGTTGTCTCTTTTCATCAACCATGAAACGAGCCAGGACGGGGCGCAACCTGTAAAGCTTTAACGATTCCCCGTCCTGCACTCTCTCAAATACTTCATATTCTTCCCAGCTTAGATTATTGACGCCTTCCTCAGTCAGGTGAAAGTTTATTTCCATGTATCGCGCTTTCTAGGGTAACGCGCTGAGCGTGTTGACCACTGTAATGGCTCCGAACTTCGAGCCGGTTGAATCATAACGGGCAAGGAACTCACCTTCGATTACATCGTTGCCGTTCCGGTCGCCGATCTTCTTGAACGATTCCCATTTGCCAGCCAGGTCAATCAAGCATTTTTTGGTGCTGTACAAAGTTCCCGGTGTAGCCAATGTCGAGCCGGAAATGTCAAGGCGAACGAGTACTGGGGTTTCTGCACGCCAGTTTACCTTTTGAGCGGCTGATACTGCGTCATGCTCGAAAGTACAGCGTAATCGGACTTCAGGCGCTAAAGTCTGTACAAAACTAAAATACAGATTACCATCGGCGGTGTACTTTGCAGTCATGCCAGTCTTGACGGATAACTGTGCGGCGAGTAATGAGTTGGATTTGATCGTTCCACCCCAAGAGCCTCCAATCGCATCAATGTAAAGCCGTGTCTTTTGGAATAGCATCTCTTCGACGGTCGGGATCGTGATCGCGGCGGTGAAGGCTTGCAAAGCAACCTGCCGCCCGGTAATGTTCGCTCCCACCATCCACGCCTGACGCTCATCACCTGTCATGGTGAAGTCGGTAACGTGACAGTATTCCATCACCTCAGCTTCCTGGTTATCCCCGCCCTCGATGGTGTAAGTCTTGATTACATTGGGGGCGGTGGTCGGGAAGGTATAAGCGTAAATGTATCCGCTTCCCGTTGTCCCGTCTGTGGTCGGCGTGGCGGTCTTGATACCCATCTCCAACAAGTGCGGGAACATCTCAAAAGTCGCCGGGACGGATTCAATCAATAACCCGCCTTCATACTTGGGGGTATAACTGCGATCCGTTCCACTCAACAAACCGACATCTTCGTTTGGAAACTTGACTTCACGTTTATCTTCAATCGTTCCCATACCTCGCCAAATAAAGGTCGGCGCGGTGATGGTGCCTGAAGTGGTTTCGCGTCCGAATTGGAGCTTCCTTAAAGCTTTTATTCCTGCCATTTTTCACCTTCTTTTTGTTTGGTTTCGCGCTTCTTTTTTGGCGCTTCTTTTTCATAAAGTCCGGTGGCTAGTAATTTCTTTTCGCCTCCGAACTCTTTTACTTCCTCATCTGTCAAATCACGGGCTGGGATGCCCGGTATAAAACCTTTGCCGTTGTGTATCAACATTAGAAACCATCCCGACGCGCTACAACTGAGATAGCGTCGTCTATTTCCTGCGGTAGTTTTGCAACTTCCTCATCCTGAATGTCTCTCCATAACATGTGCCGTCCGGGTCTTGAGTGCATCCAGGCTTGATCCAATCCGTAAGCATTGCCGACCACATACTTTGTATAAGGAACACTATTAGACAATGTGTATCCGTTCGGTATGCCTGTAATGGTGTAACCTGCTGCCAATCTTCCGGTTCTTTGGTAACTCGGCAATTCCGGCGGATTATTGCCAGTCCAGTAAGATTTAAGTCTTTTGACAATCGCCTGCTCGGTTCGGTAAATCTGAAGCCGTCCGACCTTTGGAATTTCAGCAGCTAAATCCTGCAAACCTTGTCTGACAAGCTCAGCGCCCGTAACCTGAATGGAAAGCTGCGTCATAGGTTTATCAACAGCTTCACATTGTTCATCAGGAAGCGATAACCAATGTGCTGAACTCCGCCATAAACAACATCGGGTATAAACTCAATCGATAGAAAATCGAAAGTGTTTATGGTCCCGCTGAATATATCGCCCCCTGTGCTTAGTTCGCCAAGCAAGGCAGCAGGGACGGTATCAAGGAACGGTGTCAGGGTTTCCATGTCTAAAGCAATATCACGGCGTGGTATCAATAAGTCGATTGCAATGTTTAGTAAACTTTTCCGCGTTCCGATGGGACCGATGTCAATCTCGCCCGTTATGACATACGTTACAGCAAACGGAGATTCATTCATCGTCTCGCGCGGGTAAGTGGGGGCGAGCGTTACACCGGAAACGCCATCCACAACGGCGGCAATTGCGGCAACCGCTGTTGCAACTGTCATGCAAACCTCACGTATGCAGAAATCAAGGCGCAGACATCCGGGTCGAGTTTCGGGATCTGTAATCTCATTTCACCCAGCGGGGTCATGGCGGATTGACCTAATGGGGTAATGTATCTTTTGAACAGGCGCACGGACTGAAGCACGCACGCCCGATTGATGGGTTTTGGAATAGCAGACCAACCAAACGTTCCCACGATCTTGACGCCCTTCTTGGTTCCTGGAAATGTATATTCCCCGTCCGGGGTTGTCTCGATCATTGTGAAGGCGTGTCCGTCTGTGGAGGCATTAAAGGGAAGTAAATCGTAATCCGTCGCCGCCCAAGTATTCTCATAAGTTCGGTCGCCATCATCATCCGTGTAAATCGTCAATCCTGTTGCGGTTGCGATGTCATCGACATACAAGGTGTCACTTAGTTCGGACGTGTAGTACCTGGTTTCGGTGGCGCTGTAAAAGTGGCGCCCCGTCCAGTTATCAATCTCACGGGATACACCCTCGATGACAGTTTCAAGAATGGTGTCATGATCGGTGTTTGAGATATTCAAGACATCCGTTGCCTTTATTTCTGCCAAAGTGGCGTAACCGTTTGTTATGGTCATTGTTCTCCGGTGTTGTTGAATACCGAGGCACTGTCCCACGCGATGAAATCGGCGGCGCTTGTGGGAACATCCCCGACCAGATGACCGACCACGCAAGAGCGGTCAACATAGGGTATAAATCCTGCCATTCTTGCGTTTTGAAAGAAACGGCGATCTTCTCCGCCGCCTTTCAACTCGTCGTCCATCTCGAACCATAAATCAGCGACATAGGGGCGCATGGTTTCAAGTACAGTCCTGTGAATGAGCGTAAAACTTGTACTTGTAAAATCAACGGGGACAAGCGCGTCATCCGGTCTTGGGTCAATGACGAACGGACCGAACTTGATCCACTCAGGGCGGGCATAGAACCATTCGCGCGTATCATTTATCCTTTGTATCATGCGCTCCTCTTGCCCTTCGTATGAGTTCCATATATGCGGGACGGGCGGAGACTGCCTCATGAAAATCAGCGCACTTATAAGCGGATTTTCCCACGACAAAAGACGGTTGACCGCTTCCGGTGAAAACACAACGTCATGATGACATGAAAGCAGCCAGTCATCCTTTGACTTCAGGAACTCTTTTACAAACTCATTCCATATATATTTTACGTTTCCGGGTCCGGTGTGCTTTAGTGTTATCTTTCCGTCTTTCGGTTGGATGACGTTCAGCCAGCTATCCACACAAGCCCAGCGCGGGTTCCCGTTTGATGGTATCCATAAAGTGATATTGTTCAAGTACTTGCTTTTCTGCCCCCGGCTGTTACACCGGGGGCGTTCGTGTTGTTAGTTGACGATGACGGTTGTCAAGGTGCTTGTCGGCGGGCGGTTGACCTTTTCATACAGGTTGACCGTTGCGCTCATCGGGACAGTGGACGAATCCACAATACCCGAAATCTTCAAAAAGCGCGAGCCAGCAGGAACAGCCAGGTCGATCACATAAGCACCGTGAGAAATAAGCCCGGATGACTTTGCACCCAGGAAAGCACCCGGTACAGATGCGTAAGTTGTAGCGCCCACGACGGAGCTATTTGATCCAGCCGCGCACCATACGCCGATTGAACTGGCTTTAATGGATGCGTCCGCACCGGGAACGCCAAAGGTGAATACAAACTTCGCGCGCCCGTAACCGTGAGCATCAATAGCGGTTCCCACAAGTGCGCCGCTGGTTGTGCTGTTGCTCATGGCAAGTTGGACATCTTCTCGATCAGGGGATCTTTTCATATTTCACCATCCTTTAGGTTTGGTTGGTCAGGTAGTAGATAGCTTCCTGTTGAAGCGTAGAACCACCGCGGAAAATGGAGGCGAACAAACCGACCTGTCCGTTTGCCATGTAAAGGTATGGGTTGCGCTGTACGATCATGCCGGGTTTCTCAACGATGCCATAGAAGTTCCAGTTTCCGAAGAAAATGATCTTGGCGGCGTTGGTGGTGTAGGGTGAAACATCGTCATTGATAACGATGGGATAACCCATCAAGCGGTCGGAGGCAATCGCACCGTCGGGGCTTGACTGATAAGCAAAACCACCTGCGGAGTGAGTGACACCGCGCAGATACCACTTGGTCACGTTCGCCATCACAAAGGCACATTCCGAAGGCACGTTATATCCTGCGCCAAGATAACCGACAAAGGCAGCCAGTTCAGAGGGCAGGATGGTGTCAGCGGTTGCCAGAGTGTTAGCAACGGTCGAGCCTGAAGAATCAGCAATACCGAGCGGCTCGGCTGTTCCGGTTCCAGAGTGGAAAATCGTGTTCTCGGTTGCGGCTTCAGCACGCGCCAAAGCACCGACGAGCCAAGAATCGAAGTTCGTGGTGTTGTACATCAGGAACTCTTCGCTAAACTTCTGCATCTTGGTGTACTTGTACAGTACCAAATCAACCTGAGCGACTGTCCCTTCTTCCTCAGTGTATGCAGCCGCTTCGAGTGTCTTGGTGAACGCCGTGTGACTGGTCGATTCAACAGGCACCAAAAGGTGATCTGCCTGGGTAACAAACTTCTGCGTCGGGAGTTGGCGCACAAATGAAGCGATGTCACGCTTTGCGATGATCTGATTGTAGAGCGGATCGGGGACAAGGAAACCACCGCTTCCGCCTGTGGTAACGTTCCAAGCCGCCTTAGAATCTTTAATATTGCCATAGGACGAGTCGGGGGTAATCAAACCACCGTTCACCTGTCCAGTAGCAACCCAATGTTTGAACGCGGGGACCGCGTCATGTTCTTCGCTGAAACCCAGCTCAGTCATAGTATTAAAAGCGGGGGCTTTGCGGTTCTTGACTTCCTCAATGGCTTTCTTATAGCCTGCTTCCTCCGCCGCTTTCAAGGCAGCCTGGTTCTCAGCTTCAGCCTTAAGTTCTGCGTCACGCTTGGCAAGCGCTTCCGCTACCGCCGTATCAACGGCGGATTTGATCTCATCTTCCATGTTAATCTCCGTTTTTGTATTTTGTTCCTCGCCAGTCTCGGACAACGCCGTATCAGGCGGTAGCAACGATTTCAAGCTCTGTACAGTGTTCCTGTACTCGGCAGGTGTAGGGGTTAGGCTTGCCTCCCCAATAAACCACGTTTTAATGTGCATCGCTTTTCCAGCTGGTTCTCTCTCTACCAGATGAGACAATGCACCCGAACTAAATCCCAGCTTCCCCTTTTCAGCCATCGCATAAATGGCTTTCTCGTAATCGTCGCGTATGTTCATTTGCGCTTCAGCCCAAACGCCCGCATCCTGGTACTCTGTTCTAATGACTTTCCCAATGGGGCGCTTCTTGAGCGTTGAGTCCATGCCGTGATTGTAGAGTAGCGGGATGTTGTCAGGGATGTTGATTACAGACTTTGAATCAAAGTAATCCTTTGTCAAGTCTGGATCTTCAGCGGTTGAATAGCGGACAAGGAACCCGCCGATCTTCCCATCCCCCAGTGCTTTCAGTTCATCGCTAAAATAAATCAGTTCATCATCCATGCTTTTCTCTCCTCGTTTGTTCCATATACTCATGCAAGCCGCGACTGCTTGATCGTTCTCGCGTCCTTCGCTCATCATTGCCGGGACACAGGCAGCCATCCATTTATTTTTATCGGTATATTTGCTTACATCTGGCATACTTCACCTCAACAACAAAAAACCGACTTCACCAACCTGTTTCCAGATCGGTAAAGCCGGTACAAAGTCTAGCGGCGTTTATTTAGTTACAAATAATTTACCACACTAGGCAAGTTTTGACAATAGTCTGTCAAGATGTTCGTCAATGTTGTCGGGTAAGACTTGCATATAATCGCACTTGTTACAGGCGGCGTTTTCGTTCCTGCGTCCTGAAAGATGCATCATTCTAAACTTCTTCAGCCTTTCCCCGTTCCAAATGTCTGTTATTGATTCGTCCTTCACGTTCCCGATTTGATGAAGATGGAATGCGTCATCGTTGCAGATTGAAACATCCCCGTTACTTGAGACTGCCAGCATGTATAAAACAAGCGGACATGCGACTTTATACTTTCTCGGTGTCCCGTCGAATGATTGATCCGTTCCCATCTTCCAATCGTATAACTCGGACGTTGACCATCCATGCAAGCCTTCAATGGCAATATAATCACATCTGTCGGAAAAGTCATCCAGGAACTTTTGCTGCTGTTCTTTCGTCAAGTTTGTGTCAGCGATCTTGCAGCTTATTTTCACATCCCCGCGCCTTTGGTACAGGTCCAACAGGTTTGAGCGGTATAACTCATAATCCACCCGCTTCTGTGTTACGTCAAAAAATGACTGTGCATCGAACCCGTTTACAGAGATCCCGATCATGTCCAACCCACAGTCAATCAACTCCTGGTTTGTTTCCGGTGACAATGTACTCCCGTTTGTCTTTACCCAAATCTGCTCGCTTATATCCATGTAACGGGCATAACGAACCATTTTAGTGAAGTCGGGATTAAGCAGGCTCTCCCCGTCTTTGTATAAATTCAGCATCTTGAGCGGTTGCGGGAACTCTGCGATCCCGTCTATAATCCCCTTGAACATCTCAAAATTCATCATCTGAACTTTGCGCCCCATCTCCCGTAATAGTTTGGGGTGTCCCGTTGGGCAAAATACACAACGGAAATTACAAGCGTTCGTAGGCTCGATGAACATCGTCAAAGGCGTATCGCGTGGGAACTCTTCGATTATGTCAATCTTACGCTCTCCCCTCAGTTCTCTTGCCTGAATTTTAGCCGCCATTCTTAACCATCCATCCTCCATCGACAACCACAGTTTGACCGTAAACAAACTGCGCTTGTGTCAGGTAGTAAATCGCCTGCGCTATCTCTTCAGGCGTTCCAAATCGACACGCCGGGGTGATGCCGTTCAGAAAGTCTTTGCGGTTCTTTGGGATTATATCCGTCATGTCTGTCTCGATCAGCCCAGGCGCTACCGCATTTACTCTTATCTTCGGGGCAAGTTCAACCGCCAGAGCCCGCGTCAATCCTAGTAAAGCATGTTTGGCGGCAACATATCCCACGATATTTCTGGCGCCCTGTAATGCGGCTGTGGATAATACGTTGATGATGCTCCCGCTTTTCATGTGCTTTGCCGCCTGCTGGGACAAATCGAATGGAGCGGTAACCATCAACTCCAAATCGCGTTTAAATTGCGTAGTTTCGTAAGTAACTGCTTTTTGCTGATACTGCGCTCCCGCGTTATTGACCAGGATGTCAATCCCGCCCAAACTGTCAACAACCCGCTCGACTACTCTAAACCTATCATGGATCTTCGATAAATCCGCCTGAATGAACAAATCACAATCAACGGGAGTTCTTGAAATGACTGCAACCTTTATTTTGTGCTTCTTGAATAATTTTACAGTTGCCGCGCCGATGCCGCGCGAACCGCCAGTTACTAAAGCGATCATATTATTATCAACTCGTTTGTTACACCCATCGCCTTTATATTCTCAATCAATAGTTCTTTTTGACTTTGCGAGACAATCAAGATGGGGTGATCGGTGTCCGGGCGCTCTTTTACTGGCAATCCTTTTATCGTCTGCCCCCTATAAGCCGGGTCATTGTCTATAAAATATTTTATATTCGGGTTGCACCTGGTTAGAAGATGCAGGGCAATATCCCCGCACCCCCATAAAACAAGTTCCTTATCTCCGAGTTCGTCTATTTTCTGAACCTTCTCTGCTATGTTTTTTAGCACATATTGCTTTGATGACCCTGCAATATCAGCGGATTTATAGAATATGTACATCCTGGCGCTCATAAACCGCTCTTTATAAAGTTCTGTTTCCAACAACTCAAACCCGAACCGCTGGCATAAATTCAGGATGTCATTTATTCTGAAGTGGTTTATATGTACCTGGTGGTAATCGAGTATTGGCATTTCTTTGGGTAAATCGAACGCAGCCCGCCCTGCGTCGGGTACATCTATAATCAACCCACCATCGTCTTTCAATGAGTTTGATATCATGGTCATGGCTGATTCCAGATCGTAAATGTGTTCCAATACATGCTCAGCCACAACGCAATCAACAAGCGGCGGCATAATGTCACCCGCGTTGTATGTGATGACATCCTTGAATCCGACGTTGCGTAATAGTTTCTCAAGCCCGCTATCACCGCCGCCAAAGTCAACCACCCGGCTCTTACGCTTGAAATGATCCCTGACATAACCCGCACGCTTGGCGAGCCTATGGCGGCAAAAGTCATCCACCACGCCATAACCATAACGCTCGTTATAATAACGGGTGTAATCATCCTGTGTTACGTTTGGATTGTCACCGTAAATCATTCCGCACTCACATTTCAGCCATTCAAGATAAGGCGGTTTTGTCCATCCGTCAGGGACTATAAAATCACTTCTCCATAAAAAATCACGTTTATCACTTTTACAAACCGGGCAATTTCTCATTGTTATCCTTTCGGTACATAGTATGGCATGGGTACATCTTTTTCAATGTATTCAATCTTTGCGCCTGTGAAAGCGCTTATTCTTTCAGCCAGTCGTTTTATGGTCTGTGGGCGTTTGCTTCCAATATCTCGTATTTCGCCTGATTCGCCAGTCAGTAATAAATCCCACATTTGACGCGCCATTTCTGAGCCATGCATGTAAGACCTGACAGTCGAACCGTCGCCCCAAACTTCGAGCGGTTTTCCTTCGCGTGCGGATTTGATGAACTGTGTATATGCTTTGCCATCATCCAGACCCTTTCCAAAGAAAGTAAATAATCTGGCGATTACAGCAGTTACGCCGCTTTCAATGCAGTACCATTCCCAAATCCGTTTATTTTGTGCGTATTCCGTTTGAGCGTTGGAATACACTATCCCAGATGAAGCGTAAAGCATACGGGCGCAAAACCATTCCACCGCATTTATAACGGGCAATGGGGAAACGTTCGCAAGGTGAACATAATAATCATAACGCTCCTGTGTCCATTTCATTGACTCAAATTCAGAACGCCCAATGTAGCGACATTCCAGTTCTGGCGGTTGCGTCTTTCGCATCCACATTCCGACGAAGCCTGTACCACCGTCAATTAATACTTTGTTCATTTGAAAAACTCGTGCATGGATTCGATTACATAATTCATCATATCGTTATCAATTCCCGGAAAGCATCCGACCCAAAGACCCTGTTCGTGGATCTTGTTCGCGCCTTTCAAATCACCAATGACGTGTATCTCGGTTTCCCTGTAAGCAGGTTGTCTCATAATGTTTCCTGCCATGATCGGACGGTTGCCGATTTCCTTCTTATCCAGGAATCTGGCTAATTCATTTCGCCTGTCAGTCAGAAACGCTAATCCAAACCATGACGGGCTCGAGCCTTCCGTCGCCTCCACGAACTCAAGCGGTAAATCTTCCAGGTTGGCACGTAAATAGTATTGGTTCTCTTTTCGTATCCGTGTAAATCTTTCAAGCCTGTCGAGCTGGGCGCACAACGCCGCCGCCTCGAAGTCAGTACTTTGCAGGTTGTAACCGATCTCTGAATACGTGTACTTGTGATCGTAGTCGTATGAAAATCTTTTCCCACATGTATTATCTTCGCCAGGCTCGCACCAACAATCCCTCCCCCACATCATAAACCTGTCAATGTTTAGTTTCAGCTTCGGGCTGTCAGTCAACACAATCCCGCCGCCTCCACCAGTAATATGATGAGCCGGGTAAAACGAAGCGGTGGACATTACGCCAACTCTGCCAACCATCCTCCCGTGAATTGTTGAGCCAAGAGCGTCAGAACAATCCTCGATTATCGGAAGTCTGTAACTTGCGTAGTGAGTTAAATCCATTGGATTGCCCAAAGTATGAGCGAACAGCATGGCACGTATGCTATCAATGTCCACATCCACATTTACAGCGTTCAGCGTCTTGGGATCTGCATCCACCAGAACGGGAACATAACCGCGCTGAATGATTGCGTTCACGGTAGTCGGGAAGTTCACCGCGCTTGTCAATACCTTTGAGCCTTTCGGCATACTCAAGGCGGACATGGCGAGCAATAAAGCGCTCGATCCAGAGTTACAGAACGAACCAAAACGCGCCCCCATGAAATCAGCCAATCCACGTTCAAACCTGCGCGTCCATTCGCCCGGTCCGTAGTGACTGGATTCCGCAACCTTTATAATATTGTCGCGCTCTTCCTGTCCTGTTACCTGTCCTGAAATGGGGACTTTCATAACATCCACCTTTCAAAGTCAATATGCGGGTACATATCATACAAAGGCATGGCGGTCTGAATCCCGTCAGATGTAAGCATTGAATCGTATCTAGGCGGGCGTTCTTCGTTGCCTGTCTTTATTTCGGTAATGTCAACGCCGTAAATCTCAGCGATCTTGTTTATATCCACAAACTCAAATTCACTCCCGACATGCCGCCCATCGAAGAACCTGTCTTGTGTTAGTTTGATGGAACGGTAACCGCCGTTATTCAAATAGTAAAACTTTATAGGCAGTTTCAAACGTCTTACGGTGTCAAGTTCTTGAATATTGAGTTGAAACGAACCATCCCCATCAATACAGGTGACAGGCTTTCCGCTTGCCAGTGCTGCACCAATCGCGGCGGGGATGCCGAAACCCATGGCACCCAGCCCCATCGTTGAAAACATCCGCTGCCCTGCTTTCAGCACCACTGAAAGCCATAGTTCATCCAAAGTAACACCCGATGAGCCTGAAACGATCACATCGTCAAATTTGATTTGTTTTACCCAATCGTAGGAAATGTGGAACTCCTGAAAGACTTTCTCGCAATATTCCAGCCAGTCACGATCCGCCGACCTTGACACAGCCCAATGATTCAATAAAACCTTCTGCATGAAGATTTCAGCGTCGGCATTTACCAGTAAGGCGTTCTCCGTCTTTTCGAGTTCCGCTTTGTCAACATCAACCACGACCTTGACGGCATTGGGGCAGAACTGGTTTTTGTCATACCCTGTAATGGTTTGATCCAGCCTCGTACCGATGAACAGAACAAAATCAGCGTTTTGTAGAATGAAGTTAGGACCGCGCGAAGCCACAGCACCAGGACAGCCAAAATATAAAAAGCTCCAATGAGAAAGGATGTCCATCGCTCCCCACGTACTCAGAACGGGGATGTTGAGCAATTTGACAAACTCTAATACATTCCTTGTTCTTGCCCCGTTACCCAAAACCAATACAGGGCGCTTGGCTTCATTCAATAGTCTTATAGTTTCGGTGATTTCTGTTTTTAAGTCCGGGACTTCGTAATCTTCCACGCTGAAAGGAATTAACTTTTCCGGGTTTATCTGTGCGCTCTGAACGTCTAAAGGAATATCGAGCCAAACGGGACCGCGCCGTCCTGTTGTCGCCTCGTGTATTGCCCTTTCAAGATGGTATCTGATTGTATTGGGTTCTCTGATCGTGACGGCGTACTTGGTTATCGATTCGACAATCGTGACAATATCCAGTTCTTGAATACCGTATTGACGGACGCCACGTCCATTTATCATGTCGGCACGTTTCACCTGTCCTGAAATCACGATCATGGGAGTTGATTCGCACCACGCACCCGCTACGCCCGTTATGGCGTTCGTTCCTCCCGGTCCCGTAGTAACTAGACAGACGCCCATCCCATTTATACGGGAGTAAGCCTCCGCCGCGATTGCGGCGGCTTGTTCGTGCAGCATTGGCACATCCATCTTTTTGATACCGACTGAATCGTTCAGGTGCATCGCGCCCCCGCCTGAAACCATAAATATGTGCTTTACATATTTTGAAAGGAAGTCAACAACGTAATCACTTAGTTTCACTCCATAACCTTTCTACTATAATCTTGCGCTCATTATACGATTAAACGCGTTCCTTGTGCGTCTTTCTGTGGTGGGAATCAAAGTACAATCACACCTCCAACCTCCGCAATCAAGAGCCGCGTTGGGAGCGCCTTGCGGTTTTACGCCCGCCAGCTCCCATTCGTTAGCATAAGCAACGATGCCATTCAACGCTGAGCAAGTCGGGCAGTGCTGTTCCGTCCTGCCCAAGATCCACAATAGTTTTCCGCCGTTCTTTGATGCGATCAGCGCAACCGCTTCTGAATACGCCTCGTTGTACCTATTTGCCCAAAGCGAAGCGCGAGCCAGTAACGGTTCGATGGATGTTTTGTCAACTCGAGCATCTACAATGTCGGTATAGTAGGAATAGATGTAATCGAAGTTCGTATTACGGGAAATATTCTCATCTAATCCTTGTTGAAGGAAGTCCGGCAAAAAGAACGAGGTATTGCCATCATCCTCCCACGCCTGTTTATATGCCTGCGTCATCTGTCCGATAATCAAACTTTGTAGAATGTCGACGAACTCCCCGCCCATCCAACCGTTATAAACAGATTGAACGGCGTGGAGTATCACGCCCATCATATAATCATACGTCTTATAAAATCCCGATTTTAGATTCGGGATGATGAAAGATGGCGCGAGCAGGACAGCCCGCGCGATTAGATCAGGCTTCATGCCTTGAGCCAACAAACCTTGTCACCATTCGTTGCCGCATCGAACCAGAGTTCATTTAGATTGTTACAGGTGACGAAGATTTGAGCGCCTGCGGCAAGGGAGTAACCATTGGACGAGGACACATCCCCGGCTCCATCGTTGCCGACATAGACAACGCCAGTATTCGCAGACAGTCCGCGAATGAAGAAACCACCGCCTTCAATAGCCGGAACCCATGCGGCAATATCTGATCCTTGCTGCGCTGTTCCTGCCGTCGCAATCGTTATCACCCCAGATAAAAGTCTATTTTGAGCTGTCATTTTATTTGTCTCCTATATAGTTTACGAACTGATACCATAACAACAATATCTCATCTTCATCATCGTCATACTTTGTCAAAAGGCATAAGAACCCTGATGCTCCTAAGCTGTTCCCCACAGCATGGATGCAATATGTTCCAATCATAAGCAGATATGACCGCCGTCCCCTTTCCGTTCTTGGCAATAACACCGAGTTGTGAGACTGGAATGACGAAATCACGCGGACAGGTTGCGCACATTTCATTGTCATTATTTACGCATCGCATTTTCAGGAAATCAGGCTTAGGCATGGTTTACTCCTAGATTGTCACAAGCTCCAAATCAAAACCGCTTTCTCCGTCAATATCCGCCGCGCTCCCGATTGCATTAACTTTTATAATGCACGGACCGGAATAAACGGGTGGGATTGCATAAACTCGCTCAAATGCGCTCGTCCCTGTTGATTGCAGGCTCATGTCGTCTTTTCTCAAAAACCCGGTAGTCTGGACGTTCGGGTTTTCATTCACAAATAACCTAAAATCAGCACTCACGGCGGCGGCGGTAGTTTTGTCTATTTGGCAATTCCATCTATGCAGTAATGCCTTTTGTGTCGAAGGCACGCCATAGATCGCCATTTCTGTCTGTCCATTCCCCGCTAGAATTAGAGCGGTGACGGTTGAGTCTGTTGCCGCCGTTGCCGAGATCGTCCCGGCGTTGGTTGTCTTGGCGGCTGTATAAATACACTTCATGCGGTGGATTATCACATAACTGTTTGATGTATTTACGGGCGTTGTACCATTCAATGCAACCAGTTCGCTAGTTTCTGCGGTATCCCACGAAGTCAAGCCATACACACGGACATTGAAACCAGTATCAGCCGCATCGGATGAGACAATGGCATGAACTCGCGCCGCAGTCGGGGCAAGCCAGATTTGCTGTGTTGCGGCGGCGTTTGCCCGATCCCAAATATCAGTAGATGTGATTTGTACTCCGTCTGGAGCTGCGCCGAACTTGTTTACAGATGTTCGACTTGTAATATTACCCAGCGCTAATTCACTCAAATAATTGAGCCTGTTGGATGTGTAAATTGGCGAACTGTCCGAAGGCGTCCTAATTGCTACCACCTGTCTCTGTGACCCGTCGCCCTGTAACTCGGTTTCAATCGTGGTATTGTTCGGGATGCCGCCCGATTTATCATGGGTTACATAAGTAACATTGCTCATTGTTTGCCTTTCGTTCTAATGCCCGTGATTTTACCATCCGCTCCGCGTTCAACCGTTGCGCTACTTGGTTTCGGTAGAATAACTTCGGCGGGTTGGACTGTGATCTCATTCGTCACGTTCGGGGCGGCGACGTTTATGACTGGCGGGGATGCCTTGACTTCATTGGTGACATTTACGTTTGGCGAAGGCTGTTCCGGGATCTGATTTGTAACCGTGACGTTTGGAGCAGGTTGATCTGGAACATTGACGATAATATCCTGCTTTGTACCAGGCAGTTGAGCATTGACTTTTATTTCTGGAATGGTGAAGTTGTAGACTGGCGCGGGTGTCTCGGTTGCGTAGTTTATGGCATTTATAAGCGCCTTCAAATCACCGCTATCTGCCAGTTCCGTGATAATGTCCTTGACCTCGAATGCTTTTATAATGTCCAGCTCCGTCTTTGCGTTTCTCAACTTGTCACGGATGGGTAACGCCATTTCCTCGGGCAATGCTTTACATTCAAAGTCAATCGGTATCGGTTTCCCTTTTGAGTAGAAACGCTTTGCCATGTCGCACCATGTTTTCAAGTCCGTCATCATGGGAGGGGTTAGATTGACACTTCTTACCGCAACCTGTTCGCGTGGCTCTGGTTTGTCGTCCGGTTCGTTCATGGATTCCTGCTGCATTTCGCGATCTTCTTCCTGTCGTGTTTCTGTCTCATTCACGATTTCTTCGAGTTCGCTTTCCTGCTCTTCTGTCAAGTCATACCCTAAAATGTCCATGACAAGGTAAGCTATTTTCGGGTTCGTGTTGATCGCGTTAGTCAAAACACTAACAGCCTGCCCGCGCTCGTTCTCATCTTCCTGGAAGGCGTCAATGGATTCGGGTCTAAAGTACATCTTGTAACCCCAGCGCTTTAATAACTGGTCACTGAATGTTTCCTCAATCGTGTGGTAAATCGTGGTAAAGATGCTGTTTGAATACCACTGTTTTATGAGTGCGTTGTATTCTGCGGCATAAGCCTTGTCTGACATAAAAATGGCGGCTGGGATGCCGAACGCCTTTGCTACATCTTCGGACGCTTCCCGCTTCAATTCCACATACGTTCCTTTGAGTTGTTCCATGCCCGCGCCGACCTGGGTGATTGTCACTTTTTGAGCGTTGACGATCTTGGCGATTTGTGCGAATGCTCCGCGTAAGAAACTATTCCACCACTTTTCGACCCGTTCCTTTTCACCGGGTAATGTCATGCCGTCCACACCCATGATTGTTGGTGGAATAAACCCGCGCTCTGAAATCTTGTTTAGGCTGTTCGCCATGTTCAAAGACAATCCAGCGGCGGAGGCGGCAGCACCCAACGGATGAGACAACGCCGGACCTAACTCAACATCGGAATCAGGCAGCCAGAAATATAAAATGTTTTCAGGCATAATCCGTTCGCTGATTCCTTGATCCGTTATCCTGTCGAAATACTGTAATCCGTTTCTGTCCATCTGTGGCGTGATGGTATGAGGGGCGAGATATTGAAGGCTGAAAACCACCCGGCTTGTAAGTTCAGGCAATACATACGCCTCACCACCGCACAAAGACGATGCAATAAGGTAAATCAATCTTTGTGGATTGTCAAACCCTCCGACTTTATTCTGCCAGTCAACCGATGAATCAATTATGTTTTCCTGTTCGTCACAGATGTCGAATGGCAGAGTGGCAACCGCCGTCGCTGTCATATCCACCGCTCTAAGCAGATCCGGGACGCGAGCCTTATAAACGCTCCCGTTCTGACTTGAGTTTTTCGACATCTCCAAAAACCCGTCAATCCCTCCCCATGGCGAAAAGTCAAACGATTTGTATTGTCCTTGCCTGTCAACCATCATAAAAGGTGTATCCATAGTTACCTCAACTCATCAGCCAGTTATCTTCCTGATCCTGTTCATGGGCATAACGCCCTGCATCAATCAGGTGGTTATCTTTGTCGGCGGGCTTTGTGGTTGCGTTCCCGCCCGCGTCCTCCTGCCAGTGGTATGTACTCAGTTCGTTCTTTGTGTTTATGCAGTTCTTATCAACGATGATTTCCTGCTGCTGTAACCACTGGATACCGTGTAAAACACTATCCTTGCCTTTTGCCGCTGGCGACGCACTTACTCCATAACTCACCAGTTCAGCAATAGACTTCGGCTCCGCACTATCACAAACGACATAGTTTTCACCAATCTTGTCCTTTATCTCTTCCGCAAGTTTGTCATTCGTCAATCCTGTTTGGTAAAGTTCATCATAAACATAAATCCGCTTGTTCTTGCGGTCGTAGTGTGCAATCCATAACGCCGCTGGATCGTGGGAGTAACCGAAGTCCAAGCCTGCCCGGTGGTTGGTGAACTGGTTCGTCATGCCTGACAAATCCTCAACCCTCCAATTTGTAAAGATGACATAACCAAGCACGCCCCAGTTACCCAAAGTATATACATTATATCTATACTTGTCCCTTTCGTTCTCCAAGTCTTTGTGATCGTCCGAAGTCAAGAACTTGTTATCTTTGTACGTCGTTTTGAGTATTGACAAGTCACCGTCTTTGTACTCTTTCTGATCGTCTGCCCAAGCGATTGTCTTGAAATGCTCATCATAAATCCAGTGAGACTGTAATATCGGGTTGAATGACATTATCATTCTCTTTTTGGTATCTTCGTCGCCGCCGCGTTGACGCTTATATAAGTCTTTCACATCTCCGCGCTCTGTCTCTGTCGCCTCTTCGATCCAAATGTCAGTAATGACACCGACTTTAGGAATGAGTGACTTTATCTTTTCCACATCATCCAGCCCGGCGAATAAAATCTGGAAACCGTTGGCACAAGTCATCACCGCATCGGATTTGTTCAAAGTAAAGTACTCCAACAATCCAGCCTCACGAATGACACGCTCAATCTGTTGGTAAACACTGCCTCGAATAGTTCTTGCAGTCTGACGACAAACGAGGTAATTCCTACCGCCTTTGAGTACATCCAATACACAACGTTGGGCAAGGAACCAGGACTTACCCGAAGATGAACCGCCGTAAAATATCTGCGTGCGGGCGTAGTTCTCCAGGTGCGGTTCGTAAATGTCATTTACTATCAGGTCCAACTTCGCTCGCCTTTCGTATCACAATATCGAGCGGGATGCCATCCTTCCCGCTGATCTCTGTTCTGTCGATGAACTTTCCATGTATCTTTAGTATGTCACGGAGCGCCGACTGCTTATCGTATAACTCGACCTCCAAATCAATGACCTCCCTGTCCTCGTCGCTTTCGCTTTTCGCTAAATGCGTAATAGTGCGCTGTTTGACTTTCTTTATAAGTCCAGTCAATCCCAATTCTTTCGCCTTGCTCATATCGAGACTGAAACCCATCGAAGAAACGTCCATCAATTGCGCTATGTCACCGCGAGCGATATCAGCGGTAAGTTTCAAGGCTTCGTCTGCGCTCATGTGGACTTCTGCCAAACGTTCTTGAATCATCGCTGAAACCTCAGCATCTTTCAACAGGCGCGAGCCTTGTGCATACGCTGTTTTCGCTGAGTACCCTGCCTTTCTTGCCGCATCAGACGCGTTAAATGACTGCAAATAATAGTCAACGAATAGCGCCTGCTTCTTGTTCATACCTTCACGCCTTCCAATTCCTCCACCTTCAGATCCTCGAACAATCCTTTGGGCGGGATGTGTTCCAATATAATCGTAAGTCTAATCCGTGTATCTGCTGGGATTGCATAACCGTCCGAACGCTTGAAAATGCGCTCGTAATGTTCCCGCCCGTCAAAGACGAAATGACGGACAAGTTCACCGCTTGACATGTCGAGTAAATCAATGCGTTTCATAGAGGCAGCCACAAAGCTAATACGTTGGGCGGTTCCCATCCGATCTGCGAAGTGTGGGACTGTCTGCATTGATAGCGTAATCCCAAATATGTCACAATGTCTCCGATCTTGTAAGCCACACCTGCCGCCCATTCGTTTGTCGGAGGTGTTGGTACATATACTCTCCATAACGCTGGGACAACGGGAGGCGTCCAATCTGATTGTGTTACATGCGCCTGTAAGCATACATACTCAGTACCAAGATATAAACGATGTGTCCCAACCTGGACTTGTTCGCCCGCAATCCACAAAAGCACGCCCGTTTGATTTTCACGGTAAACAACGAATAACGCCGGGGTTTGTTCCGGCGGGTAAATTGTTCTAAAATGAGATTGGCGAACTATCACAAGACCGTCGTTGTATCCGTAAATCTTTCCAGCTTCCACCCATTCACCAACATCAGGGAGCGGATCGTAATTCGTCACTTTTCCCGAAACTTTGCCGAGATATGCATTTTCGTCTGTATCATGGTACTCGGTAAGTGTTGGAGGTATCCCCGTCTTTCCCCCAACCTCCGTCAAAGATGCGATCACGATTGCGCCCTGATACTCGACTGCAAAATATATGGGTTGATCTGTTGCCACTAAATAAGCCATGATAATCTCCTATGCCGTTGTTACTGTCCACTCAGGTCCGTCTGCGGTGTATGAACCGTTTACAAGATCGTACTTATATTCATTGCCTGTTGTTGGAGGACTGGCGGCTTGATATACTCCGTTTGGCGCGGCATTAGAACCACCCAAAAGATCAAGCGTTGGGGTTGCATACGTAAAGTTCGCCTTGTTTGTCCATATCGCCGCAAGCACCGCATCAACCGCCGCCGCGTTGTACGCATTTTCTAGCTGTATGCTTCTTATTGCGTTATCAGTCCAAGCGGATACAGTAACATTCGGACAAGTAATAGCTAAGCATGCCGTTGCGCCTGTTGGGAATGGCTGCGATGCGTTTATTTCCCAAGTCAGACCCGCGAGGGTGTTTAGATATAGATACGTCAAACCTGATGGTAACGGGTCGGTATTGGCGTTATAGGTCAAACCTGTGAGGGTGTTTAGATATAGATATGTCAAACCTGATGGTAACGGGTCGGTATTGGCGTTATAGGTCAGACCTGTGAGGTTGTTTAGAGTAAGAGACGTCAAACCCGATGGTAACGGGTCGGTATTGGCGTTATAGGTCAGACCTGTGAGGTTGATTAGATATAGAGACGTCAAACCCGATGGTAACGGGTCGGTATTGGCGTTATAGGTCAAACCTGTGAGGATTGATAGATATAGAGTTGTCAAACCCGATGGTAACGGGTCGGTATTGGCGTTATAGGTCAAACCTGTGAGGGATTGTAGATATAGATATGTCAAACCCGATGGTAACGGGTCGGTATTGGCGTTATAGGTCAGACCCGTGAGGGTGACTAGAGTAAGAGACGTCAAACCCGATGGTAACGGGTCGGTATTGGCGTTATAGGTCAAACCCGTGAGGGCGTTTAGATATAGAGTTGTCAAATTTACCGGGGGCGGGCTGGCGTTTGCGTTCCAAGTAAGTTTAGTATCCCTTAAATCGAGATAGGTTATTAGTGATTTATTCGAGATTCTTACCACATACGTTCCAGCACCGGCATAATTATGAGTAGTCGTCCCTGTGTTTCCGTTTGCGATTGTACTATTCGCCGTTCCATCTCCCCAACTTACTGTACATGTTCCGCCTGTCGGAGTAATGCGCTGAAGCGTTAGTGTTTGCGCTCCGGTCGTAACAGCACCAAGAATTAATACGTTACTATCATCCGCCCCTCCCAACACCGTCATAAAAACATGTTTTCTTTTTCTATTCATGTAATTATCCTTTTGTTACATTTTACACCATTTTTACTACTCTTCAAACACGCTCCAAAATCTTTCGCTGACCTTGCCTGCTAAAGTCGCAACTTTCTCATCAGCCCAATCGCTGTAAAAGTGCTGAAGCTCGTGATCGAGTAAGCCTTTCAACTTGTACCCCTTCCAGTCATCACGGATGTAGATGGTCCCGAATAGTCCGCGCTTTTCTGTCCTATCCTTGTTATATATATAATAGGCGTGGCAGTCCTGTAATCGTTTATCGCTTGGAGGCAAGAACACGATCTCTATCCACTGACGGGCACCGATGGGAATTTTTATAATAT